GTCTCCATCATGGCCTGTCCCATCCCCCATCGGCTCTTAAAACCCCCCCAAACCCCAATCCCAATCCTTTTAATGCAATCATGAGTCGCTAAGTACCTTAGCAGGCGATATGCAATCGCATTTGTCTCAAAAAATCTGGCGTTTTTTTGTTGCGGCTGATCGCCGCGTATATTATATAGCCCATACGGGTCAGAATCAATATTATGGATGAGACGCCACCGAGACACAACAAATGTTGTTTATGCAGAATAAGAAAATGCCACCAAGATCAGAAGGGCCATTTATGGGGCATCTGTGAACGATGTAAAGACATAATAAGCGAGGAGTGGTTATAATGAAGAAATGTAATTGTCGACACCATAAAGATGGTTGGATTAATCATAAGTTTAATTGTTCAAATGAAGATCAAATGTATATTTGGGAAGAGGAATAAGAATGAATCTTAGATGTTGTAAATGTCAGCTAGTGTTTCTAGTCAACACCTTTGAAGATGTAAGGATCATACAGGCTATGTCTTGCCCAGAAGGAGCAGGTCACAAATTAAACGAGGTTGTATAATGATCTATACTTGTTATTCAGAATTATGTGTAATTATAGAAGATTGCAATTGTAATGCACCGTGTTGTAGTGGTGAAGTAACTAAACCGATGATTATTACATACATTAGCGATCAAGAAATTAATACTAACAATCCTCATATTGAATATGAAGTATCAGAAAAAGATATTTATGATCTCTGTATTCATCATGTGTGTCCTTTTTGTTCTAATTGGGTGGAATGCTAATGAGTAAAATATTACATTCGTTTACTTTGCACGATCATGTATCGGAATTACTTCGTAAGAAATCAAGAAAAGGCTACATGTCAGACAATGTGTCTACTGCGATTGAATGGTATTACTCGACTCCTGTATGGACAAAAGAACGAGATAATGAAGGAGAATTTACAGGGAAGCTAGTTAGAGCAAACAAAGGCGTTGTCATCGCCCCATATGAGAGAAAGAAATATCAAGAAATCATAGGAACTCTAAACAAACAGATAGACGCTCTCAAGGCTGAGAAAAAAGCACTACAGAATAATAGGTTCAAGTTTTGGAAGAAGATGCCTCAATAGGGGGGTATATGGCTTATATTGGTGAACCGAATACAGGATTAGATCCTGTAGGTGCATATACATCAGGATTCTCAACTTGAGGAATAATAACTGAAGGATTTGGTCTATACATTCCTGAATATGGATTTGGCACATTAGGAATTATAAGATTAATAATTTGACTTATTGGATCATCTCTAATTTCTGTGACCGTTGCTTTCCAGGCATTGTATTGAATTAACCAATCGTTATATATGTCTAAACCAGATTCGTATGCTCTTGTCCCAATGTCAAACTTAAATCCATAATATGTGGCTAAGCCACCAAGAATTAACGACATAGCCGAGACATCAGATATTAATGCAACTAATGGAGTTGAAATTTTGTTTACCTGGTAAGCTAGCAAACCATCAGATATTAATTCTCTTTCTGATCTGCCAAGAACTATTTCGTGTCTGATTACTTGGTCTGGTTTTGGTTTAGGCATATGTAATACCCCATCTAGGTTGAGGGTCGCCTGAACTACGCAAATTTGTTGCTGTTATACTACTAGGAATAGATGATTGACTTTCAAGAACAAGACCAGTTTGACCTACACTAGTTAAGGCTGAACTAAATGTACTTCCTCTGGGAGCTGCTTGATACCCTCCGCTTGGGTCTTCAGACCTAATTTGTGTACTACCAGAATCTAAGAAATATGCAATCCAATATTGAGTGCCTTTTGTAATAGAAATTGTAGATGCAGGAGTTAATGCTTGTTTACCTGTTCCACCTGAACCTCCTGTATAGCTAACTTCGCCACCGATTTTAGAATCAGGTAATCCGTTATTATCTGAAAATACTGCCAACGCTGGTGAACCAGTACCGTCTACATCTATATTGATATATATCTCATCAATATCTCCAGTTTTTGGTGCTATCCAAGGAAAAAATCTAACCTTCCCTGCACTTGCTAATAATTGACCATTAGAACTAGAATTTGAACCCCATCCGGGTTGCCTTGATATAATAAATAAATCAAGATTTCCACCATCTATTACTGTTTGAGGAAATTCTATGTTAAATGACGAAGATCCACCACCTCCACTTGCTGCAGTTGTTTGTGTAGTTCCATCAGGAAAAGTTATTCCACCTGAAGAAGAGCTAACATCGAGAATAAATGTATCAGTTGCACCCTTAACTTTCAATTTTTGATTTTCATCACAAAGTAAACTAACGGCTTTTGTTGATGATGAAATATTTATTGTTCCGTCTCCAGATATTGCTACGATCGTTAACTCATTTGTTTTATTTGTAGATAATAATCCTGTAGCGGATAAAACACCTGCAACATTGTATTGTATTTGTCCATCAGATCCCCCAGGAGTTGCAGATATTGTCATATCGTCATTATCCCCAGCACCATGAGCCATTGATATGTTATTTCCTACAACTAATTTTCTTGCATTAGTTAGTTCTGATGGAACAGTACCTTGGTCAAATGAGAGCAAATAATCTGCATTAGCTGGTACGGTTGATCCACCGTTGATGAAGCCGTCCCAATCACCACGAACTGCCATCCTAGCAAGTTGTACAAGGACTAATCTACGCATTTCATCTTCATTCTCTGGTTCAATGAATAGTTTTTCTGCTACTGCTTGGAACTGAGCATAAGATAAATTCTCCAGATCAGTCTCTTTCAATAGTTCATATATTCTCATTGAATAATTATTTGCATCTGGTAGTGGCATATTATATCTCCTTATGTTAAAAATCCGTCCCAATCACCCTTACATGCTGTAAGAGCTAGTTTGATTAATACTAATCTTCTAAGTTCATCTTCATTAAGTTCCTCTATAGATATTACTTTAGCCGTATTATCAATGGTAGGATTCTCACCAGAAGCAATTTCTTCAAGTGTCTTGCCTTGCATAATCGGATAAATCCTTTTTGAGGTTTTTTCCGCGTTAGGCAATGGCATATCATATCACTTATTTCAATTGTTTAGATCTCATATCTACTATTTTACGAACTGCTTCGTAATCTTTTAGCGACATATATCCAGCACCTAACAACTTAAACGCTTTTGATTGCATTTCTGCTAATCTTCTGCGACCTTGTGCTTTTGTCATCTTCATTAGATCACCTTAAGCAGAAGTTATGTATTGCGCAGTAAAGTTTAGAGCTACAGGAATTGATGCAGGTTTCATGTAAGGTTGTGCTTCAATTGGATCAGTTGCAGGAACTGCACCAGATAAGTTACCGTTTGACATTGTTACTTGTGCGCCACCTGCCACGCTTGTAATTAATGCCTGATCTACTGATGTAAATTGTGCCTGTGTTATTACTTGACCTTGCAGAGTTTCCCCAATTGTGTTACCTGTCTGCAAATCAACAAGTTGGAAAGTTCCCGCACCTGCAGCCACAGAAGCTCCAATAAAGATCCTAGGAACTCCTTGATTAGTTACTACCGCAAGAGACGCATTGCGGCCAGCCGCTACCATAGTGAAGACACGGAGTTGATCTCCAGCCATCAGAGTTACAGGGCGAGCAAGAGCAGGAGTGCCACATGCAACTCCCTTAACTGCAAATGGTACTAGAGAAAGAATCAATCCTTTCCTTAAAATGTATGCGTATGATATGTTAGCTCCTGCTGTAACAATACCTGAAGTTATTGTCTGACCTGTTGCGAAGTCTCCAATGTTCTGTGCTGTTACTGTGTAAGCTACATCTGTAGTAAGACTAGCTTCTGTGCCGTCTGTGATTGTTGCGTTTAGAGGAATTTTGAAACCGCTAGAGCAGTTTAGAACACCTGTTACATTTTGTGTTGTCATCTTAGATCACCTCAAAGTTTGAAACCTGCTCCTAAAGGTTTGAATATGTTACGATTTACATTTGAAATAGGTCTGCGAAGTAATCTCTTACCTAATCTAAAAGATAGTCCAACTCCAATAGATGAAATTGCCATAGATTGATAATTGTTCATGAAGTTATTTTGAACAACTCCAAACGCTGCATCCGGAGCTGACACAATATCTCCCAAAGAGATTGAGTCTCCGCCAACCATTACAGGCGATGCCATTAATGATCCAGCTCCAACATTAGGAGTTTTGTAACCTAAATCAGATGCACCAGTGATAAATCCAACAGGAGTTGTACCCATTAGACCTGATGTTAATATATTAGCATAAGCATAACTTTCTGCTACATTCAATAATGAAACATCTCTGCTTCTTCGGCGTGGACTTGACTTTCTTCTGCGAGCCATAACTTATGTGGTGAATAGTAGGCTTATGAATCTTGACTAGTAAAAAGACCTTTTTCGTCTCTTTCGATAATTTTCATTTGTGGTTGTTGCTTTTGTTGATTCATGTTAGCTATAAGTTGACCAATTGCCATTTGGATCGGGTTAATTGGTTCATGTTCACCTAATCCCGGGATTTTTTCAACGACCGATCGGATTGCTAAAGCTAGTTTTTCATCTAATTCAATTAATCCATCTTCAATTTTATGTCCTAGGTCAATTAATAGTTTGAAAACTACGCCAAAACCCACAATTATCGTTCCTATAATATAGAGTGTCTCCATCATGGCCTGTCCCA